AGGCCAGCCCGTAACAAAAAGAACTTTCGTCCAACAAAGTCTGGTGCGGGAATGACTAGGGCTGGCGTTGCTGCTTATCGAAAAAAGAACCCCGGCAGCAAACTAAAGACTGCTGTAACAGGCAAGGTAAAGCCGGGAAGTAAAGATGCCAAGCGTCGTAAGTCTTTCTGTGCACGTTCTGCTGGACAGATGAAGAAGTTCCCAAAAGCAGCAAAGAATCCTAACAGCCGCTTGCGTCAAGCAAGGAGACGATGGAAATGCTAACAGCCCTCATAGGACCAATAGCAAATATCGCAGGGACATGGCTTGAAGGCCGTGTCGAAAAAACCAAAGCAAAAGTAAAAGCAGACGTAGCCAAAGCAGAGGCAGAGGCCATCGTCATGCAGAAGAAAGCCACTGGTGAAATAGACTGGGACTTGAAGATGGCTGACGCTTCAGTATCTAGTTGGAAGGACGAGTGGCTTGTAATTTTGTTCAGCATACCTTTAATTTTAGCCTTCATACCGGGGATGGAAGATATTGTATCGCGTGGATTTCAACAATTGGAACAAATGCCTGAGTGGTACCAGTACAGCTTGGGCGTTATTGTTGCTGCAAGTTTTGGGGTCCGGTCAGCTACAAAGCTATTCGGTAAAAAATGAGGCAATGGTTAAAAGACGTAATTGAATACAATGCTATCGCTCGTCTTACAATGATTGCAAGTATAGCAATGTCGTGGCGATGTGCAGAGTGGTTTATGAACCTTGAAGACCCAACTATGCAACAGAGTGCGTTCGTTAGTGTTATCATGGGTGTGATGACTGGTATATTTGGTATTTGGATGGGTCAGGAAAGCAGAAACAGAAAGAACGACAAATGAATGTAATGATTTGGGCATTAGTGCTGACTGTCTGCACACCCAGCGGTCAATGTTTCAACCAAACTGTGCAGTGGTTCGATAAAGAAAACGAATGTGTTCGTTACAAGCAAATATATGAAGACATTCCAAAAGATGGTTCGTGGGCATCTGTTGAATACAAGTGTGGTATCGTAGGAGCGTTGGAAATATGAAATATAACTCTTCTCACTTTTTAGATAAACTTATCGAACACGAAGGTATGGTTCTTACTGTCTATCAAGATACGCTTGGCATCGACACAATTGGTATTGGTCGTAACTTGAAAGACAGGGGCATCAGCAAAGAAGAACTTAACTACATGGATATACCAAACATCGGCGTTGTCTATGAACACGGTATTACAGAAGCTGATGCACGATACCTTGCCCTCAATGACATCAAGATTGTAGAAAACGAACTGTGCAAAGTTTACAAGTGTGTGGAAGATCTAGATGCCGTTCGTCAATTGATCGTTATGGACATGGCTTTTAACATGGGTGTGCCCCGTTTGTGCAAGTTCAAAAAGATGTGGGCTGCAGTGGAAGAACAGAGGTATGACATTGCAAGTATAGAAATGATGGATTCACGTTGGGCACGACAGGTAGGCCGACGGGCTGTCATACTTTCAGAAGCTATGAGAACAGGAGAATTTTAAGTGTCTAGTATTTTTGAACAAACAGGGCGTATAAGCTTTGGGGAACAATTTTCTAAATTAAATCCATTTAGTAAAGATGAAGAGTCAAAAGCTACTGTATTACCAATGGAGTATCCTGCAGACGCTAATAAAGATCTTCATAAAGACTATTATAAAAAGTACGGCGATTCTATGAAAAATTTGTACAAAGAGAAAGGTATGGAAATACCTGACTTTCTTTCAAATGCAACAAGTTATATAAAACATCGTATGGGTGGGGGTGCCGCTGCATTTACCGACCCTAGAAAAAAAGTATATGGTGGCAAAATTCAGCCGCGTGGAAGTGCCCGTAGTATGGAGACAAGATAACATGTCCAGAGGTAGACCAGCAGAAGAGAGTGTTGAAAAAAGAAAAGCCGACGTAAATATGCCTTTAAGAACAATACCAAAATTACCAAAGCCCAAAAAACCTAATAAAGGCATATTCATACCTGATAGACCATCAGACAAAGCCATAGAAGAATACAAGAAGGGCAATCCAATAGCATTCACCTAATGAAACCTAATCAACCAACGAGGATAACTAATGATCGCAGAAACTCTTGCAGGTATCGCACTTGTAAAGAGCGCAGTCGATGGAATTAAATCTGCAATTGGAACAGCGAACGACGTTGGAGAGATTGCAGGGCACATTGACAATCTCTTAACTGGTGAAAAACAATTACAACAACAACGGGCTAAGAAGTCTGGCGTTGGTATGGGAGATCAGTTTGGTATAAGTTCTGTTGCACAAGATGTAATAGATGCCAAATTAGCCCAAGAAAAATTACAAGAAATGCGTACCATTATTGACTTACGGTTTGGTCCGGGCACATGGCAAAGCATTGTGGATGAACGAGCAAAAAGAATACAGCAAGCAAAAGAAGTTGAAAGACAAGCCCGAATACAAGCACGACGTGACCACGAAGAGTTTCTAGAAGGATTGAAACAGTCCGCTTTAATCAGTCTTGTCATAGCAATAGGAGCAGGTTTGTTTTTTGCTTTCATTGTCTTCCTACCTAAATAACTTGACTAAATTACATTTTTAGTATATAATTAGTCTGAAGGGGGCTAGTATGAAACAGCTTGCAATTGACGCTTTAAAACACAGATACGAAGGACAAAAGAAGAGTGCTGAATACACTATCAACAATTATTTTAACAACCCAGCAGCAATTGGCGAACATCCAGATCTGCTTGCCGAAATTGATAAGGCTCTTAAAGATTGGGATGAAGCGCAAAGCAAGATGGAAGCTTTGGAGATGTATGAAGATGACACGTATTCGACGTTGTTTCGTTAAGTACTTAGGTTGGGGTTTACTGTACTGCGGTAAGCCCTTTACTGCTATTGGAAATTGGTTTTGGAAAAAGCACAGAGCAGTATTAGATCTAAACGACTAATACGACATCAAACAAAAAATACACTGTATAGTAAGGATGACTTGGTTAAGATTGCAAACTTACCCGGCGGTATGAAACGATATAAATTAAAAGGTAGCAAAACACATGGCTAGTACATATTTGCAACTTACAAATGAAGTCCTTCGTGATATGAACGAAGTCGAACTAACTTCTGCTACGTTTGCTTCTTCTCGTGGTGTTCAAACAACTGTAAAAGACTACATTAATCGTGCAATATCTGATATTATAAATTCTGATTTAAATTGGCCTTTTACTCATGCAAAGGGTTCTATAGATGTAATTGCAGGAAAGCCTCTTTACAGTCATGCTTCAATAGCATCTACACTCAAGTATGTAGACTATGATAACATGTTCCTGCAGCCAAAGAATTACATTACTAACGGAACATATGAGGTTGATGGGTCTTCAAGCATAGCAGGGTGGACAACAGTTAGTGGCACACCTGCTGCAAGTACAAAGTTTGGTAACACTTTATTGCTTACAAATGCAGAAGCAACACAAGAGGTATCAGATCTCATAGTAGGTAGATCATACATAATTATTACTCAAACAAGTGGCGCAACACTTACCTTAGAGGTTGGTACGAGTTCCGGTGCGGCACAAACAACATCTAAAACACTTACAATAGCAAGTGGCAATGAAGTGTTATTAGCAGAAACATCTTTTACAGCCACAGCTACGACACACTTTGTTAGTTTTACAGAATCATCCGGTAATGCTGCTTTTGTTAAGTTGGTTGAGCTTAGTGAAAATCTTATTCCTATACCACTAAAGTATTTGTCATATGAAGAGTATACAGAAAGGTTTAGAGAACGAGATTCAAAGGCTGACATAGATAAGTTCAATGATCCAGAATATGTGTATACATCATACAACGATGAGATTGGTCTTACACCTATCCCAGATACGAGTAATAGAACTTTAGAATTTGATTACTATATAACAAACACTGCCTTGTCTGCATCAACAGATACAAGTATCATACCCACCAGATTTGAGCCTGTAATAGTATCACGAGCAAAGTATTACACGTACATGTTCCGTTCCGATACACAGACAGCACAGTTTGCATTGAAAGAATATGAAGATAATTTGAAGCGTATGCGAGTCGAGTTACTCAACAGAAAAGATTATATGAGAGCAGTGTAATATGCCTGATCTAGAACTTCAGGGTGTATCCCCATTGTCATTCAACTGTGAAGGGGGTCTTGTATTAAACAGGTCCACTTTTATCATGCAACCGGGCCAAGCACTTGAATTGGAAAACTTTGAACCAGACGTAGGTGGCGGGTACAAACGACTGTTGGGTTTTAGACCTCTTGTAAATCAAATTGTACCAGAAACAAACGTTTCATCAGAGGCTGTTCTTTTATCTACCAAGTTCAATAGTTTTGTGTTGGCAGCTAGGGGGGATAAGATATTTAGCTCCGGTTCAACAGAACTATCAATAAAAATAGTTTCTACTACAGCCATGACAGGGGCAGGAACCATTACGGTAGACAGCACAGCAGGATTTAGTAGCAGTGGCACAATTCAAATAAATTCAGAAATATTCACATATACTGGTAAATCTACAGGTGCATTCACAGGTGTAACAAGAGCGACGGGTGGCACGACAGCAGCTAATCATGCGGTTACAGATGTAGTTTCGGAAACGTGGACAACTAGGGATACAGGAAGAACCAACGCTGCACGATACAATTTTGAAAAGTACAACTTCGATGGCAACGAAAAGATAATTGTAGTTGATCAAACAAACGCCCCTACAATATTCAACGCATCACTAACAGCCAGCGATGTAAGTGACAGTTCTGTATCTGGAGCAAAGCACGTGGTTGCTTTTAAAAATCACATGTTCTACTCAGGTATGTCTTCTACGCCACAAGAGGTGGTGTTTAGTGAGCCGTTCAATGAAGACGGGTTTAATTCTGGTAGCGGTGCAGGAAGCATCAAGGTTGACGATACAGTCGTTGGTTTAAGAGTTTTCCGTGATAACTTGTTTATCTTTTGTGAAAACAGAATATTTAAAATGGGTGGTAGCTCATCATCTGACTTTGCCATTGTGCCTGTCACAAGAAACATCGGTTGTATAAACGGTTTTAGTATACTTGAATTTGCAGGTGATTTGGTTTTCTTAGGTCCAGACGGACTACGCACAGTTGCTGGTACTGTTCGTATTGGTGACGTTGAGTTGGGCACAATAAGCACCAACGTGCAGCAGTTGTTTAGAGAGAATCTGGATGATGCAGATGCGTTTGTTTCTTTGGTCATACCGGATAAAACACAATACAGAATATTCTTTTCAAAATCGACAGGCACAGATAGCGCAACTATAGGTGTGATTGCAGTTATGAAGGGACAGGCGTTTGAGTTTTCTACAATGAAAGGCATACGTCCTGCCTGTGCAGATACCGTGATTGAAGATGGTGATGTAATTGTATTGCACGGTGGCTTTGACGGGTTTGTTTACAGACAAGAAAAAGGCAACACATTCGACGGCACTCTGATAGGAGCAAAGTATCGTAGTCCTGATTTAAGTATGGGCGATCCGGGTGTTCGCAAACATATGCAGCGTGTCAATGTAAACTATGCACCAGAATCCACTATCGATGCTGACTTATTTGTTCGATATGATTATGAATCAAACACATCTACAAGACCTGCTGCATACCCCTTAGATAGTACGAATGTTGCAGGTATATATGGCACATCAATATACGGTAGTGCTGTGTACGGTGGACCTTCACAGCCCATCGTTAGAAAAGCAGTGGAAGGTTCAGGGTTTGCAGTTGCTTTGCGGGTAGAAGACGGGGCAACCGCCACAGCCCCATATACTCTAAAAGGGTTTCAATTAGAATTTCAAGTGGGAGCAAGAAGGTAAATGGGCGCAAATCCTTCCTTT